CTAAACCACACAACCCAGATATATAAATCACACACACACACGTATAACCAACACACCACACAACAACACCAACACAACCAGACAAACCCACAACCCTTACGGTGTAAGACTAAGAGGGCGCGACTACATTTATTTTGGTGAAACACTTGACAATCTCTGTCAGCTTTGCTAGATTACATACATCGAAGAACACAGCGCCGCAAGGCAAGGAGCAACCGCAATGACTAATTCATTTCACATTCATTACGAGCGTACTCGCTATTCTTTCAAGTCTCTGACTGATTGCAAGCTGTTTAAGCAAGGGTTGTATGAAGCTATCAAAGCTGACAGAGTAAACGATTACCTGATGAGTGCAAAATATGACGATTGCCAATCCTCAGACAAGTACAAGCAAAAGATTAAACTTCCTTCTTGACAACCGCGCCTAACTGTGATTTATTATTATCACCACACTAACAATGACTAACCAACTTTTCATGCTGTCGCGCTTCATTGAGCTTTATTGTCATCGCAGTCCAACACCTGACAATTTCTATGATTTCAGCTACGGTGAGATTAGTATTCATATCACAGATGAAGGGTATGAATACAGCGATGACAACGACACTAGCGAAACGCGCTACCCTCTTGATTCTGTATCGCAATTGCGCGATTTAATTGACAACCAAGCTTAATTCTGCTTTACTATTTACATACACCAATTACAGGTTATAATCATCATGTCTAACAACAGCGAATCCGTTATTTCTTTAGCCGAATCATTCAATGCACTACAGCCCGAAGTAGTCACTCAACTCCAAGAAGAATGTGCCAAGATGAATCGCGATTTCAGTGAATACCAAGTCGAATTTGTGACTGAACTTATGACTCTTGATGACCTCATCACTGCCATGAAACAAGTTGCAGATCTAGGTATGCAGTCTGAGGTATCAGAGAAAAAAGTTCAGTCGATTCTGTTCGACCCTCATACAGGATTCCTCACAACTGGAATTTTTCAACAACCTGTGTATGTTGCTGAGTTTGACAATGTGAGGTATGCAGTGTCAGGTAGACACCGTATTAATGCAATGGCTAACCTCAAAAAGTTTGGACTGTCAGGTGATACTCTCATTAATGTGCTGCTATTCAAACCAACCAGTATGGGTATCGCAATGAGTTTGGTGCTGACTTCTAACGGTAGTCGTTCTGTGTCTAAAGGCGAAAATAGCGCCTTTAAGTTGGCAAAGTATGGCGTATTGCCTGATTGCAATGACTGTTTGAGAGCGGGGCGCGATGGTACTTTATCTCAGAGTGACGCTTTCTTGAATGCGGCTTGGTTTTCCTATACCTCTCAAGGTATTGGTGACCGTACCATCACAACAGTACAATCTATCGCTAAAAGCTTCTATGCTAATCTTAAGAAGATGTACTACAGCTATAACGAGATTTGTGGTCTACTTGATGATATGCTGTACTGCATCGAAGATGCTGCTAAACTCACAGGCTCAACTAATGTTGCGCGTTCTCAAGGTTCTATCGCTGAAAACATTGTAGAGATGCTGAAAGATCGTACAGACAACCAAGGCAATCCATTGATTGAGTATCGTGAAGCGCCTACCAAAAAGCAAGCGAAAAAGAATGTTAACGCGACATTCTTCAAGCGCTCTCTTTAATTCCGCACAATGTCTAGATACTCCCTAGGCAGTCGCGCTACTAAACAGCGTACCTCATCAAGTCTTCAGCTTAACGGCTGGAGATTTTTTTTTGTCTACACATTCCACTATGTTCGCGCACGACGCGCGTTCCTTTTAAATGTGAACTATCATCAAATTGATGTGAAGTACCTGTTGACAGCCGCACCCATTGGTGGTATATTGGTTACAGTGGAAAAAGTTACACACCACCTAAACAAATGCTCGAACAACAACCTGAAGTTTTGACCTACGAAGATGCTGAAGTCGCCGAGACTTATGTACAATCTCTATTCACTGACGAAGAAACCTACGCTGAGCTATTGAACGGTATCTCGAACAAAGCGCGACAGTTGGTACAAAGCTATTCCGAATCGGAAGATGCTACCTTGTTCCGCGACAGTGTTCTCGATGATGACGAGCAACACATGTTTATCTATAACCGTTTACAGTCTGCTATCAGCCGTGAATTTCGTTTTGTCACTGTGCGCGAATTGTACGAAGCTGTTGACGCTTCAGACAGCTATGGCACTCAAGCCGAGATAAATCCTACGAGCATCAGCAACATTCTTGCTGACCCTCACATCGGTATCTTTACGCTTCAGCAACTGTTAACACCTCCTCACTTGACGGAGCGCATCAATATCAACACCAACCAACCTGAATACGTCGGCGTTGGTCTGCGTCACCGCATCGTTACATTGACGCTGCTTGCTCATGTAAGTGGTATCGATGTTTACGCGGACGAATGGCTCGACCAAAACATTCAATGTTTGGTGTCCTCGTCTATTGATGCTGAAGGTGTAGAAGATACTGAATTATCTGGTGCGCTCGTTCTTGCTGATAATGCTTCACGTAAGGCATTCCAAGGTGAGAAAGCTAGCTTCAAACTTAACTCACTTGGAGTTGCTTATGATGAACCTTCGCTCGTTAATGCTGCATTTAGTGGTCGTATTGCTGCTTCTGAAGCATTTGGTACAATCCTCACATTGTATACTGACGACTTGAACCGCAAAAGCACCACCCTACTCAGTGTTGGTAAAGCGTTTTACAACCGTGCCAAGAAGTACATCCAATCTAAGGTTGAGTTTGTTGAGGCTACTCACTGGATTACTGACAACTTCAACTTGTTGGAGGCAAAGTTCATCGCTGAAAATGACAGCGCTAACATCGCACGTCAAGCTAGCAAGTTCTCAACATTCGTGTTTGAGTCTTGGAAGATTGCAAATCGCGTCCAAGAGCCTCTAAAGGCGACCAACAAGAAGAAGGCAAAGGGCAAGACTCCTTTCTTCAAGCGCTCCGTTAACTAGCTAACCTTATAGGGTGTGGAATCCACACCCTCTTACACCCTCCTATGGATAAAGCGTCAGAGTTGAAGATTGCTGCTGATAAGGCAGCGCGACATGTTTCAGAAGTAGCGCCTGAGCTTTCTGCTGAAGAATCCAAAATGTTACAAGATATCTTAGAACTGCCACTAATGTTTCCTATTGTAAAAAACAATGATACAAAGGAAGTCAAAGAAAACACCGATAGTTGATACCCGTGAATCGCTGCTGCGCGAACATCTTTTGCGCGGCAGGGATGGGTATAATGATTTAGAGTGGTTTATGCCATTTGTAGTACTGGGCGGTAAATTGCACGAAACAGAGCGACAAGCGCTGTGGACTGACGTTAACGGCTTTGTACGCAAAGTAGAACGCAATCACTTTAGACAAACGCATCAAAAAAATAAGGAGTATACGGAACAACGTGTACTCCTTTTTTATGAACTTTGTCATTGGCGCTGGCAGTATTCTATGAAGTGGTGCTGCAAAACGTTTATCTGTGGCTTCCCAAATTTCGAGTGTCTTCTTATGCTCCGCCGTTGGGGTGTAGGAGGTACTCGCGTCGAAGACTACGGCACTTGGCAAGTGTCTTCTATAGTTACATACCTCACTTTATGGAGAGAGCGCAAATCGTATGAGCAATGGTACATATCTAAAAACCACAGACCGCCTACAGAGGCGAAGCTTAAGACTTGGGCATGGCGTTCCTTGTGGGTGGAACACCTTATTGGAGAACACTTGCTCACCCAATTCATTGAGGGTGTTAGGGATGAACATGAGCAACTCGTCAACATGGGTGATGAAGATGTTTATGTGGATTACTGGGAAGACGACCTATAGCACGCACGCTGTAATTCTTATACCCTCCCAAGGCATCCTTATGCATTATACTTGGTATGGTGTGGTGTTTACTAAAGCCGACTACCTTATCGAGCCAGTATGGGTGCGCGACATTGAACTATCAACATACCAGTTGGAGATGGTATTTGAGCGCGCTATGACTCTAATGCAAGTACTACCTAAAGGTCACGGTCATTGGTGGTGTAAAGCGATTAAGTGGCTGTTCAACCGCAACCAATATCTTTGCACCAACTTCATCACAGACGTGTTAGGATACCACGTCAAAATCGGGCTAACTCCCGATGAGTTGTTTACATGGTTGTCAAATGTTAGAAATATTTCTACCACTTCCACTTGATGCGCCGCGACCTGTGAAACGGCGCAATAAAACAAAGCGCACGAATGCACGTCTCAACATCAACTACAGTGGCAAGTTTGTCTCTGTGAAAGATTACGTGTACATTCGCGCCGCTAAACTTATTGGGGAGGTGCAAGTAGGTATAAACCTTTTTTATCTAGTTGACATCTCCACTATTGTAGGTTACAGAAACGCTTCTGGTTACTACCTAAGGTCTGGTTCTAAAAAGAGGAGACTATGCAAGAAGATTGGAAAGAAATAGACGGTCATTATGGAGATTACTTGGTGTCTAATCTAGGCAGAGTAAAGTCTATGAAGACAAGTACTGGAAGAATCTTGTCCGTGAGTAATACTACAGGTTACAGTCAAGTAAATCTGTGTTCAGAAGGATATCGGACATTTGAGTATGTTCATGACTTGGTAGCTGAAGCTTTCCTAGGTAGTAAACCTACTGGGTTGACTGTTAATCACAAAGACGGCAACAAACTCAACAACTGTGTTGACAATCTCGAGTATGTGACATATAGTTGTAACAACTCACACGCCTACAACACTGGTCTTAAGTCTTCGGGCGAGAGGCACTATCGAGCAGTACTTACTGAAGATGATGTTCGATGTATCAGAGAAAGGTTGTTGGATTGTGACAAGGTTGTAGACATTGCTGCTGATTATGGTGTTAGCAGTAGCACAATCAGCCTTATCAAAAGTGGCAAGAATTGGAAACAGGTATCGTGATGCTGTTGGGTACTATTTAAGACAAGGAGCGAAAAAGCGTGGTTCCAAAAAGAAAACGAGCAAAGCGTCGAAACCGCCGACACGGTTCTAGCGGTTATGTTTTGTATGGTTGGTTTAAATATCTAGAGACACAAAATTACTGGAACAATGTAACACACCATCCAGTTCGCACGACAATGATAGGAGGTATAGTAATTCATGGCTAATGCTGTGCTGTCTAAAACTGCCTGTCCTCAGTGTCGTAAGACAGGCGGCGACACATCAGGCGACAATCTTGTCAATTACGCCGACGGTGGTTCACATTGTTTCGCTTGCGGTTATACCATCCGCAGCGCCTATTCTAAAGGCGGTGACAAACAAAAGGGCGTTATACCCCAACCCAGTATGCCTCTCAACCTGTGCGAAATCACAGGTTTTAAAGGTGGGTTAATCACAACACAGACACTTCAAAAGTATGAGGTGTTTCAACTCGAAGAGAACGGCGCACCAACTTACGTTGCTGTTTATCCGTATTATGACCTTGAAGGTAATTTAAGGGGTGTAAAATATCGTGACTTTGCCGCCGAAGCGCGTGACAAGAAACACCACAAGTGGTTTCACGGTGAACCATACTCCTTCTTCGGTCTACGTTGTCGTAACAACTTATCTGACACCCTCATCATCTGTGAGGGAGAATCCGACACGATGGCAGCATCTCAAGTGTTTATCCACGAAACCTGTGTAGGTGTAAGTGGGTGTGATAATATCGAGAAAGCGCTGCGAAATGCGGCGACTTGGGTGCGTTCGTTTAAGCGCATCTACGTCTGTATGGATAATGACAACGCGGGTAAGATTGCACTAGCCAAAGCGTTAGAAATGCTACCGAAGTGGCGCACGTTCGCAATGATACTCCCTCCCAAGAAAAAGGATATTTGTGAGTGTTCGGTACAAGAGCTAAAACAAGCTTTTGCATCCGCAACTTCTATAAGTGGCACAGACATTATCACTGGTACAACCCTTGTAGATGACTTCTATAAATGGAAGAACTCTATGGGTAACTCTATTGGTATCACCACAGGCTTTGACGGCTTAGACCGTATGCTTGGAGGAGGTGGTATTCAAATCGGTGAATTCATGATATTGGTCGCGCACACTGGGCGCGGCAAAAGTACACTCGGTTGCAACATTGCCTACAACATGATTGGCAACGGAGTGAAATGTCTTTGGGTGGGTACAGAAATGTTACCGAACCAAATGCTTATCAAGTTTATCGAGCGCCACACAGGATACCCTTACAGGGATGAGTATGGACAAATCTCTATCGCCGCACAGCGTGAGAAAGATGCGCTCGACTACATTAGCGCCAACATGACCTTCTATAACAACCTCCTTGGGGAGTACGAAAAAGTTATTGAAGCTTGCACAAATGCGATAATGACGCACGGCGTTGAAGTAATCTTTATTGACGTACTTCAAGACATCGACATCAACTTTGCGGGGAAGTACGACGTGGCGGCACAAGTCATGCAGTCACTCGTTACACTCTCTCAAGGTAATCCAGATGAGCGACAGCCTCCTGTCGCTATTATTGCTATACAGCATACTCGCAGTGAAGGTACAAAAGAAAGTAGCAACGTTACTCTTGGCGAGATACGCGGAGGTGGTGCAATTAAACAAAAAGCCACTTGTATCATTGCGATGAACGGCGACGTTCAGGATAATATGCGATACCTTCAAGTTATCAAGAAGTCGCGCATGAGAGACACCTTACAGTTGACTGCGGCGCTGTCTTATGATAGCATTACTAAAGTGTACACAGAGGTGACTCAACATGATTCATAAGTTTGACCAAAAACATATTAACCTAATCCGCAACGTTGATGACTCATTTAAAGACGATTTGGCGGTAGTCGAGAAAGCGTTAGAAATTGTAGCGCAGATGTGTAATCCTCCTGTAGAGTATGCAACTTTCTACATTGACACTGACAGTGAAGGTAAACTCAAACTGGATATGGAGTTTTAATGAGAAGTAAATATGAGGAGTGTTTCATTGCAAAACACCCTCTCCCATATGAAGAGTTGTCTCTTCCGTACATCCGCAATTATGTTCCTGACTTCCACACAGACAAGTACATTCTAGAATTGAAGGGTGTCCTTGAACGCGACGACGCAATGAAGATTAGCAGCGTGTATAGTTTCTTGTCTTCTGACAAGGTGTACATCATTGCTGGCGGGAAGTTTGCGCACGATGAAGAGTTACGCGCATTGACAGCGCAGTTCAATCCGACTGTGTTCAAGTACCCTGATTTGGGGTATGCAATTGCACCTCAAATGAGCCGTCAAGAGTTGTCTGCGTTTCGTCTAATGCGTGGCAGACCAACACTAAATGGTGCAAAATTTCCTTTGACTGGCAAACAGATTGTGGCGTGGGCTGACCAAATCGGGATACCTTCCCTGCCAATGTCTTACACTGACCATCGCGCATGGGAGGAGTATCATGCTAATTTTCTGTGACATTGAAACAGACGGACTGAAGTCTACTTTTGATAAGTCGTGCAAGATTACTCGGATTGGTATTGCTATCGACGACGAACCTGCACTATCTTATGATTACTCTGACGCAGACGACCGACTATTAATCACACACCTGCTAGAAGGTGGTATAGAGTATGACGATACCTTCGTCTTCCATAACGCCGCCTTTGATGTAACAACTCTACGTCTTAACGGCTTTAACATTGTGAACTATCACGACACCATGTGTATGTCTTATGTGATGAATCCTGCGCCAATGCAGAATCACTCACTCGGCAATCTCGCACAAATGGCTGGCGGCGAAAAGACGCACTTTGACTTCAGCACCACCAAAAGTGAAGACGATGAAGATTACGATGAGTGGGCATCTGACCTATCAGAATACAACATCAACGACGTTGAGATAACGCGTAAAGTCTTTGACTACCTCTCCTCAGAGATGGACAAAGATGAGTCACTGTGGGATTACTATTTTGGTATAGAACTTCCATACATCGAGCGTATAATTGAGATGCTCCAGAATGGGGTGTTGATGGATTTACCGACACTTCAGCGCATGTTGTCTGCACTCACTATTGACCAGACTGAAATGGTTAAAGAGTTAGAAATCGCAGGTGGCTTCATCGAAGGTAAAGAGGTGGTGTACTCTCGTAAGGTATTGTTTGCCACCAAACCAAAACTTCAATTTGTTGGCTACAACCGACGTGGCGATGAGACCACTTATGACCACTGTGAACTTGCGCCGTTCAACCCGAACAGTGGCTCACAGATTGAGAAGGTGTTGCTCAAAGACGGTTTTACCGACTTTCCTGTTTTCACCAAAGCTGGTGCACCATCCTTCAATCGTGAGGCGCTTGAACAAATACCACACCCTCTAGCGCGTAAGATTATCGCGCTAAAGGACTTACAAGCAGTTCTTAAATTTGTACCACCGCTCATGGAGGTTGAGTATGATGGAAGACTACGCACGTCATTTAAACAGTTTAACACTGTCACTGGACGTTTATCATCTGCATCACCCAACCTACAAAACATGCCAGCCCAGAAAAAAGCTGGTGACGTTTATTCTTATCGTGCTGATGACGCTTACAATATTCGTAAGTGTTTTATTGCACCAGAAGGGTATCAACTCGTCGTCGGTGACCTTAACCGTATCGAGTTGGTAGTGCTTGCGTTCTACCTAGAGTGGGTATTAAATTTCAGTGCGATGGCGGATGCTGTTCGCGCTGGAGAAGATTTACACCAATCTAATGCAGACCTTTGGGGTTGTGAGCGCCGAGTAGCAAAGACAGTTATCTTCTGCCTTGTCTATGGAGGTGGTGCAAATAAGATTGCACACATCACAGGCATCAGCGTCAAAGAGGCGAAACAGGTTATTGCGCGTATCTATGCGACTACACCAATTGAGGAGCTGAAAGCAGAACTCATCAGCTATGCGCGTAAGAATCGCGGCTACTTCAAAGATGTGCTTGGTCGTCGACTACACGTACCTGCTATTGTTTTTGACAAGAAAGGACAGGAGTATGCACGCGCTGAGCGTCAGTGTTTCAATTACCTTATCCAAGGTGGTGCTGCTTCTATTTTCAAGAAGTTGCAAAATGACGCTGCTGTACGTTACCCAGAGTATAAGCAATTGCTTACAGTACACGACGAAACTGTTTATGAAGTGCGAAGTGACTCTGCACAACTTGCCTGTGAACACTTGACATCTGTCTACACAAATGATACACTATTATCTAGTGGTGGAATTGCAGTACCTATTACTTGCAGCTTTCATTATGGTAACAACTGGTATGACGCAAAAGAAGGCGTTTAGCATGAAAGAAGAATACAGAGATGTCAGTGGGTTTGAAGGTCATTATCAAGTCTCTAGCCTTGGTAATGTGTTTAGTGTAAAAAGCGGTAAGGTGCTATCACCCGCAGACAACGGCAAAGGTTACCTGAAAGTAAACCTGTGGAGAAACGGAGACTGCAAACAGAGATACATTCACTCTCTTGTAGCTAGAGAATTTATAGGTCACTGTCCAGACGGTTGTAACGTTAATCACATTGACGGCAATAAATCTAACAACACCTATACAAATCTAGAGTACGTTACATTCTCTGATAATAGCTTACATGCTTTAGACTGCGGTTTAAATCCGAGTAGAGGTGAAACTCATAACATGGCTGTGCTTACAAGAGATGATGTAGATGAGATTCGACAATTTCTCGAAGATGGTTTACTTCAGCGTGAAGTAGCAGAGATGTATGGTGTGTCTGCTTCTAACATTGGTAAAATTAAACGTGGAGAAATTTGGACATGACACAACTTCTTTTACACCTCCTCGCAGGTGTTGACCTCACACTGATTCTATTTGGATTGTTGGTGCTTTATGTTCGAGTTGATATTAGCAATTAACGCTATCTCATTTGCGTGGATTATATTTAATTATTTTGCAGGAGTGTACGACCGTCCATGATGACACCTAAGGAACAGACAGAGCTTGTGCGCCGATTTACGCGTAACGTCAAGCTGACGAACGCCTCACTAGAAGCTAAAGAAATTATCTATGCTGGTCTTCTAGAAGGTCTTGAGCAAGTCGAAAAGTTCAGTGACAAAAACATCACTGGCTTTTGCAGCATCCTAGACCGCGAAATATACAAACGGAGGAAGAAGAATTGAAAAAAGCAATGTTGGCAGACCATACCCTAGATGGTGGTGCAGATGACAAACTTGCACTGTTACGCTTTCCTAAGATGGTACTCCCCAAATATGATGGTATCCGCATCCACATCGACAATGGTAAAGTGCGCGCTCGTTCGGGCAAACTTACCCCGAATAGGTTTCTACAGCGCGAACTTTCTACACTCCCTCATGGTCTAGAAGGTGAGATTGTCGTCAACGGCAACTTTGCCGATACCGCCTCCGCAGTGCGTTCACATGACAAAGAAGACTTCAAGTACATCTTGTACTTGTTTGACGACAACTCAAAGAGTCTGCCGTTCCTTCAGCGCTTCTTATCGCTGTACTCCACACTGTACGACCGACCTGAGCCTTGTACAAAGATTTTCGTCTCTGACGGAACTCTTGTACACACACTCGAAGAGCTATTACAGCTTGAAGGTTACTACACCTCTATTGGTATGGAGGGTATAATCATCCGTGACCCAGACGCGAAATATAAAGAAGGTCGCGCAACATTCAAAGAGCAGTCGTATCTTTCAATGAAGCGATATCTGACCGCCGAAGCTAAAGTCATCGGCTACCGCTGCAAACAAGAAGACGGTCGTCCTGTTGATACACTTGGCGCACTTGACTTAACCACTCCAGAGGGTATAGAATTTGGGTGTGGTAGTGGACTTAATGACGACTTGCGCTCACTGTTGTGGGCGGACAAAGACAGTCTAATTGGCAAGACTGTCGAGTACAAGTACCAGAAGTCAGAACAGACTGCACCACGTTTCCCCGTATTTTTGAGGTTTCGATGAAAGCAATTTTACACCTACCAATACTAATCGATGGTAAGCAGCGCTACATCTTACACGTCACTCACATGTTTAAGGTAGCTGGTTATTTAAAGTTTAGAAACTTTGCAAACAACCAGGTACTTATATTAGATGTGTCTAGAGGTAAAGTACGATTCGTAGACTACACCTCATCCTCTGTTTATGAAGACGGTGTAACAGTAGGTTAGTGTATGCGCATACTTGACTGCACCCATACATTTGAATGTGAATCTTGCAAGAAATGGTTTCACTATAGAGATAAGCTTTTCTCTAGAGATTCTATAGTCACATGTACTCACTGTAAACACTCTGCTCAAATTGTTTGCGACAGACGTAAAGACTGGTAACACACTTTGGTGACGAGTAACACCCTCGTTAGTTAGCTGCTAAAAAGTGCCCTTACTATTATTTAAATGTCATGACAGAAACAAATCATCTAGTAATCGACGCGGCGACTTTTCAAACGAATTACAATATCGACGTATCTCAATTTGTCAAAGTGTACCCTAAAGGTAACCTTGAGTACATTCCTTGGTCTGCTGCGCTGATGCTCATGAAGCAACACCATTCAACGTTCGTTTTCGAGATTGAGCTGTTTGACGGCAAGCCTGTTCTGTACCTCCCAGATGGTACGGCATTTGTAAGCGTCGTCATCGTTGACACAGCAACTGGTGCACGCTCAACTCCTTCACACTACCCCGTTATGAAAGGATTCAACCACGGGGCAGAGGTAGACCCTGATTGTAGGGCTATCAACGACTGTATCCAGCGCGCTAAAGTTAAGGCACTCGCTGAAGTCACAGGCATCGGTCTTAAGTTGTGGTTGCGACTTGAAGAAGATGAGATTAATGGCGAAGCCATTGTCTCGACCCGCGAAACTAAAGCGCCTCCTGCGCGTCGTTCTTCTGCACCTCCCTCTAGAGCAGCACGTCAACCTGCCGTTCTTGAAGAAGACGAAGAACTAGAGGAAGACGAAGAAGATGATGGAGAGTACGCTGCTAACGAAGGCGACGATGAGGTTTTTGAAACTGAAGCGCGTCAGCCTCTAGCGCGTCGCTCACAGCCGTCACGTCCTGCTGCACAACCTCGCGCCGCCACAACATCACGCCGCCAAGTCGGCGCTACACGTCCTGCATCAAGCAGAGGAGCTAATCCTTTTGCCTAAACAACAAGCACCAAAACCACCTTGTGGTTGGATTTCCTTATGGGAAGGAGACGAAGCGCCACGTCCTGCCTTGAAGGGTGTTCTTAAAGTCAGCGTTGAAGACATTCAAGCTATGCTTGCACAAGCGTACGACCAAGGTGTTGACGACTATGGGCAGATGTCCCTCGACATCGCACTCTGGGAAGAAGAAGATGGCGGCGACAAATACCCCATCTATAAAGGCAAACTTACTGTAAGGCAAGAACGTGACGACAAAAAATCTAAGCGTTCATCAAGAAGAAGGTAGTCTACTCCCAAGACAGCCTTGCAGTTTCAAAGACTTATACATCGCTTGTGTATTTGAGCACAACGAAGATATTTACATTAAACTTGCTAAAGGTTTAGCGTACAACGTATCTAAGTCTAGCGATGAGCGTATAATAGTTGAAACAGTACACCCAGACAAACGAATCTATTTTCCAATCTCTAAAGGATACAGACCAGAATAATGTATTTTAAGCGGCTTACCGAATACTGGAACGAAGAGAGTGGTGTATACCCTACTGATGCTGCCACTGTTGCTAAAGTAGTCACGTTCTTTGCTAAATCACTATCATCAGCCATTTCTGATGTACTGTTTCGCACCAAGGGCGACCACTATCTGCGCGTATCTCAGATGGGTAAGCCTCTTATTGTACTCTGCCTAAACAAAATCGGCTACGAAGACCAAGACGAACCCAACTTCAAGATGCGCTGGATATTTCTGCTCGGACATTTGTTCGAGGCATATCTCATGTGTGTGGTATACCTCCTAGGGTATGACATCCATTCGGCGCAGGATGAGATTGACTTTGGCGGCGTACTTGGTCACATCGACTTCATGGTTGACGAAGTTGTTGTTGAAGTGAAAACAATGTCAGATAGATACTTTACTGACTTCTGCCGCAAGCAGAACGATGACAGAGGCTATCTGACACAACTGCACTGTTACTGTGCGGCAAAGAAAACCAAGCGCGGCGTTTTCCTTGTCATTAACAAGTCAACCAATGAGTTACGAGAGATACCCCTCATATGGGATGACCGCTACCTTACCCGCGCACGTTCTGTAATTCACCATTACAATGCGTGCAACGACATAGACTATATCATCGACAATTTGAATGCTCCAGAGGGAGTACCTGAAAAGAAAGGTCACACCCTTACTGGTAAGTTTCTTGTGCCGCCAAACATGAGATACTCTAAATTCAAAGATGCGTTCTATGAATGTAACGGTCAGTACCTCGTAACATATAAACCTAATTGGTATAGGAGTTTTGAATGAGTATAGAAGATGTTCTAAAAGAATGTAGTCAACGAGGTATCACTCCAGAACATTGGTTTCTAGAAAAATCAGCTAAGGAAGGTAAGATAGTGTATGACAATCAAGCTCAAGTATGGATAGACAATATGACTGGAGAACCTGTTGATAAGCGCCTATCATCTAGCTGGTATGACGAAGACACTCCTGACACTGAAAACTACACAGCATTTGAACACAAGGCTTGGAAAGCAAAGAAACTTGCAGAGGAAAAATGGCGACAATTAGACCGACTGTTATCACGCACGACCACTCTGGTAGTATCATTGCAGACAGCTTTCGTGACTCAATATTTGAAAAATTCGACATCGAAACTAGTTGCGGCAGTCGTCTATTATCTACTGATACAGACTACAGAACTAAAGACGACGGATGTACCTTCCATTTCCGTAAAAATCCTGTAAACGGAGAGTGGTACTTATGGATGGGTGGTATCCAATACACACGTAACCGAGTACTTAATTGTTCACATTTTGACGATGCTTTGCAGATTGCAGTCGCTAAAGTAAGTTCATTTTCTAGAACAACAGACACTATTGATGTTCAAGTTGGCGATATTGCATTCCAGTTCATCAAACGTGAGAAGTTTAATGAAGTCGCCACACTCGTACTAACGAACTGTGCCGTTATACCACTTCCTGTTGTAGAGTTGACTCAAGAGGAGTATGATGATATCGTTAACAAAGAACACAACCACAAATTACAAATTTTTTGGGAACGTGACGACATTCAATTTTATGCACCTCCCAATCAACCTATCCAAATCCTCAACCCTATTGTAATTACTACAGTGAAAGATTACAACATGCCTAAATACAGACTCCGTAAAGCAGATGAGCTTCTTATTGAAGTTCTCGACAGTGGCAACTCTAATGTTGCACTCCTTCTAGGAAAACCAGGAACGGGCAAGACTTTCTTCACAGACTGTTACGCCAAACGTATTGGCGCAGAGTACATGTACTCCCTGTGTCATGACGGCACAAACGCCGAAGATTTGTTTTACAGCGTCAACGTTGGTAAAGCCGTCCTACGGGAAGGTACCTCCTCAGAAGATATTTACCAAGCTGGTTTACTACTCCGCGCTGTTCGCGCATCGCAGAAGCGTAAAGTAGTGTTGTGCGTTGACGAAATTGACAAAGCGTCCAAGCGTACTGAAAACCTATTTCTCGACTTTGCCGAAACCTATAGAGTACCCTTCCTAGGGACTCAAGAGGTGGGTGTAAAAGAAAACATCACAATTTTCTTTACATCTAACGGCTACCGCCCACACAGCGAAGCATTCCTCCGCCGCTGCTATCGCCATCACTTTGACTTCCTTCCTCGCGACGTTGAAATCTCTCTCATCGGCGGCACATACGCCGAAAAGATTGTAGACGCTCTCGCCGCTATTCGCAAAGACGGCGCTTCTTCTCCATCTATTAAGGAGGGTATGCTATTTGCACATAACCTCCAATTTGCCAAAACAAAAACCGACATCGAACTTCTATTCTTCGCGCACCTTTGCAAAGAAGAAGAAGACTTTGAAGTACTAAAGAAAGGCAACTTCGCTGACAAGTTTGTTAAACCTCAATATAAAAGGTGGGAAAACTAATGACCAAATACTATTACGCAAAGCAAAATTTGTTTGGTACTGAGTGGGTCGAATGCTCTGTAGAAATGTATGATGCGCTTACAATGGGAGGTATCTCTACAAAGTTTGTTTTGTCTGACGATGAATACTCCGCGTCAATTTCTGATACTCCTCTAAAAGATGCTCTACTTGATGAATTGCGCGACTCTGCTCCAGCTATTGTCAGCATTCTCGCCGACGAACTTATCGATGAAGAAGACCTGCAAGAAGCTTTCTCTGCTACTCCTGAGGAGGTGCAATATTTCATCGACGAAGAACTCATCAACCCAGACTACGACGAGTTAGAGTTTGAAGACGCAGAAGAAGCAACAGATGATGGTGTAATTGGCGCACCTGTTGCCGACTCTTCTACCAACATCAAGCGATGGTTTCCTAACGCCGCTATTACCATTTCTGCTGGGCTGAAAGCATCTGCCGACGAAATTAAGAAAGTCGCACAAGCAATCTACACCCTCATGGAGGGAGGTATGCAATATGACAGCGACGAACTTGATGGCGGCAAATTCGTAAAACGTTTAGAGACTTCGCGCGACGTTACCACACAAGTGAATAAGAAGACGCGCGCCAATCCTTCTATACTCTTCCTGCCTGACTTCTCACCGTCGTGCAGCAGTTACGCCTCTTTGTATGACACCTTCCTTCAAGGTGTAACTAACATCCGCGACGATTTCAATGTAGTGTCTGCGCCTCAGTATAATGGAGTGCCTAAGTGGTACATCATTAATGGCAAGCGCGCAGCCAAAGAAACTCAACTTATGGCAGGTGATTCTCTTTGGGAAGATGACGACGGCGACTTGAGAGGCAATGTCTACACCCTCAAAGATGCACAACAAGATTTCTACTTTAAACAGATTGCTAAAGTAGTCGCCGACAACAACATTACAACTGTTGTCATTGCTGGTGATATGGATGGAGTCTGGTGTTACACGCGATTACTGCTTTGTGAACATGTCGAGCGCGTCATCTGGGTTGACGGCTCTTATTGGAACTCTGACGAAACCAAGATTACCAACAGGACAGCTGAACTTTGTTATCGACTGTTTATGAAAAATGCCGAGCGTCAGATTGCTAAAAGTAAGTTGTCTTACTGGAGTGGTGTGAAAACTGTAAAAGATTTTGTGAGAGTATTTGAAAGGAGCAACTCATGGTAAATCGCGAATATTGGATGGTGTGTAAAGGCGGCACTCCTATTAATGACACTCAACATTTCTCATACTTTACAGCAATGTTGGTTTTAGAAAACGAAAGAAAGAAGCAAGGAGATGATACTCTCTGGATTCAGTGTTTTCTAGAAACAGACGATGACACACTTGGTGCTATTGATAAAATTGAACGGGACAACATCAACTCTCCCGTGCATTACACCAGTGGAGGTATAGAATGTATCGAAGCTATCCGCGCGGCGCTAACACCTGAAGAGTTCCGCGGATTCTGTAAAGGTAACGTCATTAAGTATGTCTGGCGCGAACGTTTGAAAGGCGGCGATGAGTCGTTAAAGAAAGCTGAGTGGTATCTTAAGAGGTTGACTGATGGTGCAAATTAGAATCCTTCACGTTTACGCACATCTGATGTTTCGCGCACTTGAGTGTGGTATTGGCGACGAGTTTCAACGACTTGGACTTGACAACAGCAAGTACTATGCAAACTCTATGGTGTGGAATATTATCTGCATCCACCTCTGTTTCTACGAACTTGATTTAATTGGGTAGTATATGAATACTTACGCGCGACCGCCTCCGCATGTTCTGTTTGCTTGGCGATATAACAACTGTTGGTAGCAGACTAGAAGACAACCAAAAGATGAATTGAGGGTATAGAAATGAATCGCTACTAAAGACAGCAAAAAGAAAGGCGCAGTCGATTAAGATTGCGCCTTTTCTATACCTATTTGTAGTATGAAATTTAAGTGAAAGATAGCTGAAAACTATATGTGTGATATTTACCTGAATGCCTCTAAAATCGTCTGTAAGGCGCGATAGGTTCTTACCATACAAACATACCTGCAACTATCTAACACGTCTTGACGGCTATCCTAGCTAGCACTGATCACGTTTACAGCTTACTGATCAATCACGACTGAAGATAACACCGATCGGTTTATTCAGGTGATTTTCGTATTCAGTTAACTTTCATGTTTTACGAGTAAGGCTAGACACTTCTTGTTTGAGATGTGATACCTCCTCTCTCAGTTCCGTACCAGCTATGCGCATCTCATGAATTTCTTGCGTCAGCGCTTCATTCATGTCACGCACCTGTTCCATCACTTCGGTGTTGTTTGATACCACCTCCCTCATTAAAGCTATCTCTTGTACGAGCGTAGTCATAAGTTGGAATGACTCTGCCGTAGAAGATGACTGACCAGCCGACATGGTGTTAATCATGCCTGTCATTGTCTTAAGCATACTTTCAAGAGATGCAAAGAGGGTGGAGTATACAGAATCTTCGCGACGACGCTCAGACTTCACACTCTCAATTTTTTCTGCACCCCAACTATTGAGCAGTTTCGGCAGACCTATAGCACTTGCGGCACCTGCGACAATTCCAAGAATAACATTCACGTCGACGTATGATGGTCGTGCCGTGTTAATCGTTATGTTCTCAGGTTGCGCGGCTGCTTGGGTGGTGTAATATTTGTAATTGTTCACTTTGTCTTCCTTGCTCGATTTACGGAGGCAGGCTCGAAGCCCGATATAAGACCACCCTTATGACTGGCATCCAAACCATCGCCGTTACCATAAGTTCCCTTCTTCCGATTATAGGCATTAAGCTCGGCGCGGTACTTTTTGCGTTTGGCGGTCTTCTGATACTTCTTGTCATAGGTGTAGTCTCGCCCAGTAGATTTGTTATGGACTCGTTTTTTCTTTTTCGCCATAGCGCGGTATATTCCACTCTTGTCTGAACTTTAATAATTGCTGCGCTTGGTTTGCGATAGATGCATCAATCGGAGACACCCCTCTTTGTTGAAGTTGATTGAGGTACATCTCTTTCTGTTTGATTTCGCGGTCAGTTAATACGCCGCGTTCGCGCAACCAGAGATAGATGCGGTCTTCATCAATCTGCAACTGCGTGCGCGTAATGAGAAGTTTCTCCATCGCTTGCACTCTCTCTTGGTACGACTTAGTATTTTTGATACTACCAGAACGCTGGTCAGACAGCAAAGATTCTTTTTCGCGGTCAAGTTGTTTAGTCACCAAGTCAAGTGAGCGCGACACATCGTTGTACGATATTTTGTTCTGCTTCGCCATATCGACGACGCGCAAGTTACCACCAATTGTGCCGAGAATGCGATACGCCCAATTGTTGTCAATTTCGTTTTTACGAAGAATACGACCAGTCGCGTCAGGAATTGCACCACCTAATCCACGCTTACCTTGCTGAGTTATGTTGCCGTTGTTGTCACGAATTTGCGGAACACCACTCAAGGCTTCTATGTCGAGGCGGTCGAGCGCCCCAATATAGGGTATAGAATTATTGATGATGGAGTATAAATCGGGTGGCACGTTAAATCCTAGAAGTGGCAGTCCTTTACCATCAACACGCCGCAAAGCCTTACCTGTACGAAGATTAGTGTTACTTGTAAGTTCATAAGCTATTTTGACGGGTGCATAGGTTGACTGCCAGAATCTGACAAGAGAATCATTTCTGAAATCACCTTGTAGTTGTGAGCGACGGTCGGCAACAGTTTCATTTGCACCAACTGTTTCACGCAAGAACTCGAATGTTGCGGTAGTAGGATTGTAAGACGAGTCGTTCCAGAAAATAAGCTTACCGTCATCTTTACCACGCCCAATGTAATAAGGCAGACCCTTCAAAATATCAGGCGATATACCTGCTTCTGTAATAGAGTCGTCTTCCTTAAGCGGCTCGGCGGTAAACTGGCGCAGTTTCTCGTAGGCGGCATACCTCCAAGGGCGGCGAATAACATCACGCAAGACGCGCGGCATCATTGCGGACTGCCATGAGAAGTACATGATGGCGTATTTGTCGATACCATACGTCAGCGAGCCGACATCACGCATATCTGGGAAATACTCCCTAAGGTGCTTATTGATTGCATCGGTGGTATCGAATTGTTTCAATGATTGCGAAAACATGTAAGTTGCGCCTTTGTCAAGAACACTTCCGCCATCTATACGCTTTGCAACACTACGGAAGGTAGTATATTTTGCAGTAAAATCTACCATATTAGCAGTATAGAAAATAGGTGCGGACAAGTCATTTAATACACTACCTGATTTTTGTAGAAAATAGTCTACACCACCTAACACCCTCTCCATACTGTTGAGCGATTTGCCACCAGTTAGTTCACCTGTGCCGAACATATACTGCATGAGATGCCAGATAGAGGCGCTACTGTTGGATAATATATTCCGTGCTGCATCCTTAGCTTGGAATGCAGAAGGTCGACCACGTTCACCGAATATAGAAGTAGTTGCCGTACCGTGGTTTTCATACATCCACATAAAGCCGCCACGTTCAGTTAACTCCTTTCCTTCTACAAGGTACTTAGGAATGGTGTCATCTAGATGGTCAAGACCTTCGCCGCGCACGACACGCCATACATCATGCGCCGTAGGAGTCCAGAGGAGTATGTTTGCACCAGCCGCGTGCATCTGTAAGTAGTTGCCGCGCACTTGGTTGGCGAGATAGACGGGCGCATTAGCTACAAGATTACCTTGTTTCAGTTTTGCAAACAAGTTGTTGAACCAGCCAATTACACCTCCCATTTGTCCGAGTAGCGCAGGAGACTTTGTGATGTCAAGGATAGCTGTAACTTGGTCGGCAACTACTGGATGCATGACAACATTGCCGAGCGCTGCTTGCATTTCAGCAGTAATGCCGAGGCGCGAAGTCCACGTCAGCATCTTCTCTTCCATGTTTACGTAATTAGCAAATTGGCGCTCAGATGCAGGAAGAAGTTTATCAGCTTCATACAATGAGGTGGGTATACTCCAACCAAACTTTACACCATCTTCATCTAGGATGCGTGTGAGCATCATAGAAATGTTAGCTTGGTCACCAATAGCACGCGCGTATTTTTGCATATTCTCAACTGGGTCGAGATTAAACATATCGGCGGCGTTACTGAATGGCAAGCGGTACTGTGCCATCAAGTAGTCGTATACATCGCGCGTAGACATAGGTAGCTTCTGGAAGAAGCCGAGGTCTACCAACGTGTCTATCTGGGAGGGTGTAAGATTTTTTTCGATGAACAACTTCATTTGAAGCGGGTCATCAATAAGTTTAATTAAATCTTCTTGAGACACCTTCAAAATGTCCGTCGCCAGTTCTAAGTCTTGTGGCACGAGGTAGTCATACTTACGCGCAATGTCAAACTTGAACTTTGCGTCTTTACCAACTGGGAGTATACCTCCTGCTTTAGCTTCAGCGTCTACAATACGCCGCCGCCACAAGTTACCGTCGAGTGAAAAGATGCGGGTGACGTAACCAAGGAATGGCTCAAGTGTGTCAATGTTAACGCCAAACGCTTTACCAAGTTTACGGATGTCGTCGGCAATCTTTGAGATGTGTACAGAACGGTTGACAAATTCGTCAATTTGTGTGATAGTGAATCCCGCCTTAAGCATTTCGCGCTGGTACTCATCATAACGCGCAAGTTGAACTTTCTTCACAACAGAGTTATTAGGGTCGAACCATTGCAAGAAGTCAGGTATCTGACCTTTCTCAATAGTCTCAGTCATGAGAATCTGTCGCTGCTTCGGAGATACTCCCAATGCATCAGCAGCTTTGGCGAAGTCACGCCGAAAGTCGATAAGAGTCTTTATAGACACAATGTCTGAAATAGAGTTAACAGCGTTTTCCGCGATGTAGCCAGAGCGCTGAAGACCGAGGCGAACTTTGGCGGCGACATCCATACCAAGAATACCATCCAAGGTGTATCCAAGTTTGGACACCATCCAATCTAGTACGCCACGTCCTTTGCGCGGGTCGAGGTCGATAGACTCACCGAGTTTGACAAAGAACTCGTCGCGCGCCGCTTTGACTTCAAAAGCGTCTGCTTGATTTTTCTTGCGAATGTTTTCATAACGTGCAGACACATCGACAAGAGCGTCGTAATTCTGCTTGCTGCCAGTAAACTGTTTGAGTGCTTGGTCAAGTTCCTTAGAGAGTACCTTGTCTGCTTTAGCGACTTCCGCAATAAGTTTCTTTTCAGCGTAACCAATTCGATTATTGGCTTTGCGAGTAGTCTCTTTCTGTATATTGAACGAGCGCAACTGACCTTCGCGCGTCTTCCACAACTTTTCAATTTCTTTGGTGAGACCTTTTGCCTGAGATTCTATACCCACCTCAAGCTGTTTAAGTACAGAGTCCAGTTGCTTGAGCATAGCAGGTTCAGTAGTGTACTTCGCCGCATTGAAAGCTTTCTCATAGGCTTTAATTAGCTTTGGGTCAACGTCCGAGTTAGCTTTAAAGAACGCCGCGTCGAGCTTCGCTATACCCTCCTCTATCCGCGCTTCTGCCTTTAGAGATTCATCACGCGCTTTGACTTCTGCCTTGTAGACGTTGTGCTTGTCACGCACTCCCTGAGTGGAGGTGCTGATATCGTTAAGGCGCTTCTGTAAAGAATTAACTTTGTTCTCAGCCGTCTGAACGCGATTGCGTGCAACTTGTAAACTCTTTGTTACAGCAGCATCGTCGAGGTTGTTGACGTAATCAAACTGCGCCTTACGCTCTGCAATGACAGAGCGCATACGATGTGAGATTTCTGCACGCTCATCTTTAGTGAGTGGTGCTTTGTCGCGACCTTGTGGCAATGGGCATGGTCTAATCATAATCAAAAAATGTCTCCACGTAAGATGCAAAAGCTGCTATCCGTAAATCAGAACCAGATTGAAATGTTTTGAGGTGTTCAAACCTTTTGCGCAACCAACAATATGCGTTTTCTTCGTTAGGTAGAAACTCATCTACTAAATCTGTAAACCATAGACTGGCTACTTTAGAAAGATGTGTATGAATCTCACCTTTAAGCAAAATAAGATTTTCTAGAAATTCTCTACCGTCAGCAGAGTGGTGTACATACACACCATCACTGTTTAATGAAGGAGTACACCAACAATTATCAAACGTGTGTTCTCTAAAGTCGTTCTCTGGAATAATGTGGTATGGAGGTTCTTCTAACATGGTGTGTCAAATTCCTTTTCAATTGGTAAATGGTCGTCGATAACGTTAGAGCGCGCAATACGTTCTAAACCTAACTTCTCTATATTGTCTAAATTAGTCATAAGGTACGACTTTTGCTCTGGTCTAGCAACTTCCCAAATTTGTTGAAGCATTTTACTGCTCCATTTTTGCTCAGATGGATAGTCAGAGTAAAGCTCCCGATTTCTGACAAGAAGCTCTAATGACTTATCTGACACAGCACCAGTATTTTCAATTTCTTCTGAGATTGGGTGTCCACGCTTAGCTGTCATTACTGCTTCGCGTTTATCATAACCTTGTGCAAGCAGCATTTCTTTCCGAAGTTCGTACAACTCTGCGCGTGAGTCATTTACAACATGGTAAGAGCCAGAAAAATCAGGTGCTGGCTCAAGCTGTTTAAGCTCTAGAACATCTTCTGTTTTCCAGTATATGTTCACTTGATGTCTCTTACTTCCAGTAAGAACACCTCCTTCATGGGTATAGCCACCGTAGCCAGATTTCGACAATGGTTCTCTAAAAGAATCAATGAAATCTGTTAAAGTTTCAGAACCTCCTTCGTTGAAGCGTCTAGTGTTATCCATCATCTTACCGACACTCAAACCCTGAGACAACTCATCTAACGCACCGTCAGCCAGTGTCTCGATGTCATCGTTGCCACTTCGTTGAAGGCGTTTTAGGTGCTCTATCACAGCCTTACCTTCAACACTTTGTAAATTGAGTGGCTTGTCTAAATCAAGCAGTTTTACTGGTGATTTTTCTGTAAGGCTGTATAAATAACCTTCTCTGTTGTAAGATGTGGTATTCTTCTTTCTGTAAGAGTTTGCAACACTCATATCAGCAGTTGTGTACAATCCATTACCATAGATGTTTTCGGTAGAGTAAAACGAGTCATCTAACCTAGACATCACACTTCCAGCACCGTGATACATCACAGCCTGCTCATGTTGCAAAGTAGGCAGTTCAGGAGGTGTGATTTTAGTCTCGACGCGCTCAAGTCCAAGCTCGTTCAACCTGTTGGTAGGTATAGTCGAAAGTATTGTCTGCTTCTGTTCGTCAGTTGATTTGCGCCACAGGGCATCAAATAAACTTTTTGAAATGTCTTCAGCTTTCTTGATATCAACTTTTACTAATGAAGCCGACACCTCTTTAACTACTTTGTCAGACAGTTTACCAACACGTCCTTTAACAACTTTCACCAGAGAGGGAGTATTAAGCGCGTCAATACCGAGGTCATCAACAGCGTTTGGTATGTCTTTTAGCTTAGTAACAAAATCTCCTTTCTGCGACCAGTTTTTGACTTCGCTTAATGACTGGATACTCCCATCTCTTGCGTCGTCAATTAAATCTGACAACGAAGTAAACGGTGCTTCTGTCACAACTACAGGCTTTGTGGTTGTGACAGGAATACCCTCATCAAGGATATCTAGTTGACGTAGAATTGCCGCTTCATTTTTAGGGTCTACGATGTATGCGCGCACACCTGTAAACTGCGGGTCAATTTCAGCAGCACGCTTAGCAGCAAGATACTCTAAATTACCTCTAATAACTTCAAAATCTACTGGACTGGTACGACGTACTACAATAGGTCTGATATTACCTCCAGTTTCTAGCAGACTTTCAGCCATTCTGTTAACGGCTTGTTCGCTGTAAGCACCTCCTCTTTGTGTCGTAACAGTGTCTATGTCGAGTGTTCGAGTTCCTACTGCTGTACGTAACTCTTGCTCTGATTTAGAACCTAAGTAGGTTGGCGTATCTTTAGCAGTACGTGCTAAAGTAGCATCTTCTGACAACTTAGAAACTTCGCCATAGGCGCGCTCTTGTCGCAGCACAGCGTCGTAAGTAGGAGTACCTTTTTCTACTATAACTGAGCGCAATTCAAAATCTGGGTTGATTTCAACAGCACGCGCTGCTGCTGCATATTGTAAATCACCTCCAAGTACTTTGAATTCTACAGGTGACACTCTTTCTACGATTATAGGTCGTACAGAATCTGACGCATCTACCATTTGGCGAGCTAATGAATCTACTAACTCTGGGTCAAAAGATTTTGGTACAGGAGTTGAAATAGAGTCCAGACTCACCCGCATAGAAGGGTATAATGGAGTTTCTGCACGTACAATAGACTGCTTTGGCAACTGAGACGTTATCGAATAGTCTAATTGTGGTATCTCTATAGGTTGTATTTGTAATCGAGGCACCACCAACGGAGTGTCATCTGCTAACTCCAACCTGTCTGCTACAATATCTGCTATCTCATCTACAGTTGCGCCTTGTAGCGCAGCAATGTTAGGCGTAAGGTCACCTGTCTGTGCAAACTCTGCGACTTCGCGCAGTATCGGATTTTGCACCACCACCAATGAACGTGCATCAGGTATTTGCTCGTACGGCTTTTGTTCCACTACATCGCGCATAAATCGCTGCACCACCTCCAAGTCGTCACTTTCGTTAAACAGCGCCGTAACGTTGTTGTACAGGTTGACTTCTGATACGGGCACAATTGCGCGTGAATCTGGGATGGGAGTATAAGGTTGGCGCGGTTCAGGGAACACCACCTCCGTAGGTTTGTAGACAGCGAGTTCGTTAGTACGCGCAACTTCGCGCTCGATGATGACTTCTCTAGGAGCTTCTAGCTGTCTCGGCGATTCTGTAGCAGAAACAGGTGTATCTAACCTTGGAGGAATATTGGGAGTAGGGACACGGTCTGGTTGCGGACGTACAGGAGGAGTATCTCCAGCAATAGATGTAACCAGACGAGTAGGTGTCTGTCTGTACTTTTCAGTAACGACGGGAACTATTTCGCGTGACAGTGCAGTAGCAGAAGGTGGTGTAGGTACATCTGGAAGTTTTGCTCTTTGAAATAAACCAACTGGCTTAAACAGCAACTCTGCAACTTTATCATTGTTAAGTGGGTCAGCAAGAATATCTAAACCAAAACCGAGCGCTATTTGGAACAAGTTCTTGTCGTCGCGCACAGCGGCTAACGGATTAAATGCTGCACCCTTCTGGTCAACTATCGCCAAAGAGCTAAAGTCTTGACCAAGGACAGCCGCACCAGTGAAAGTACCTCCCTTGGTAGGGCGCATCGCTTCATAGGCTCTTTTGATTTCTTCAATATTTGCACCACCAGCAACTACAGCCGCCGCAGGTCTAAGTACGTCAAGACCAATACCTTTAACGAGGTTGGCAGGAAATGACAGAGCAGCAAACAAAGTTTCTAATTCGTTGCGATTTTCGCTACCTGCAAACGGTAAGAAGGAAGTGTTGAAGTTACGCCGCGCAGACAGATACCCACTCTTTTCAGCCATCTTTTTACGCATCTGTTCAGCAGTTAGACCTTGCCACGATGCAGCAAGCTGCTGCTGTTGGAGCACCTCCAAAGGAAGATTGTTTGGCTGAAGCGGTACACCAAAAGTAGTTTCTTCGCCTTTAGCCTTCACATCACGAATGTAAGCAATATACTCCTCTTTGGAAATACCAGCAGCAATAGCCGCGCGCGCATTAGGGTCAGAAAAAGGATTTGCCAATCCGTTAGCAAGCACAGGCGGCTCAAATGCCAGCCGTTCTTGCGCATTCTCCGCTTTATTGCCAGCAAAAGGATTAGCTTGTGATGATAGTTTAGGGTCTATCTGCACAGGTGTATTAGGGTTAAGAAGACTATTCTGCACGTCATTTGGCTTAGGAGTACCAGACGCGGCAATAGTCTTCTGAATCTCAGCAGCAGATTGCGCCGACATGCGTGATACAGTGTCACCGTACGACAACGCATCTACTTGTGGGACTTCTGGAACTGGAGAACCAGTGGAGGGTATAGTCTGAATAGGCGCAGAAGGCTGTGGCGCTGGTAAAGATTGCGGCACAGCTTCTGGCAACGCAACTGGTTTTACACCCTCCAAAGGGTCGGGCGCAGGAGCAGTCTGCATCACAGGTTTGATGTCTATCTTAAGAGGAGGTACCTCACTCAGAGACTGTTCAATTTCTTTAATAATGTTGGACATAATTTAAGGCTTTTGGTGTGGTATTAGTCCTGAACCTGAACGGATGAGTGCTTGACACATTGTACACGAACCTCTATAAGTGGTGTGTATTGGTGCAACTTTTGGTTCGTAGGAAGTTTCATACCTCCTACCTGCATGTTCTCCAAGACGTTTTACATACTCACTAAATGAAATGTTTCTATCTCTAACGTTGCGAACAAGTTGCGGGTCTTTGACGTAATTTTGTATATCAACGACACGACCCCAGATACCCATTATGATAGCTTCTGGTTTGTCGTATTTAAGACCGTAAGCTTGACTTCGCATCTTTAAGAATTTCTCAACGTACTTAAGCTGCTCAGTGTTACTCATACTCCTTAAAGCAGAAGTGGTTGTACCTACATCAGCCGCAGCCTCATCACCAAACTGTATTAATCCAGTATAGCCATCATCATTAGTAATTGACGCAGCAAATGTACCACCAGTCTCGAAAGCCATTGCGTCAACCAGCCATTGCATAGGAGTGTTTAAACTTTTAGCAACTCTGTACAACTCTTTACGAAAAGCAGGGTTACGCGCCAGTTCTTGGTATCCGTAGTTTTTGTCAGGTGAAGAGGAGTATGCATTCTTGTCAGCAGGTAATGGCATATTGCGAATAGGATTACGTGCAGTGTAGGAGGGAGTACCTACTGTACCGTCATCGCGTACAATCTGATTATTTTGAATGTAAGCACCACTTAAAGGAACTGCATTAGGTGGTATTCCGTTAGGAGTATTCCGCCCACGTCGCGCCGTAAGACCACGATTTGCGTTGCTGAGGTTTTTCACACTCCAAGCAATTGGGTCTTCAGTCTTTTCATACCCTCCATAAAGGTCGTTACGAACCTCGAAATGTAAGTGCGGACCACGAGAACCGCCAGTATTACCAGTTAAGCCAATTACTTGCCCCGGGAGTACCTGCTGCCCTTCTTTGACTTTCATCGCGTTAAGGTGAGCGTAACGGAGGAACTTACCGTCAGCAGTGCGGACATCAATAAAATATCCATACCCATCTTCCCAATCTGCTGTAGCGATTACACCACCTACAGGAGCTATTAAGGGAGTATTCTCGGCTACGGCGATATCAATCCCAGCGTGTGGTCGCCCACCTCTGTCTGGAGTCCTGTCAGAGATGAACGTGAGTTGTGTACCTGCTTTAAAAGGAAGAGGAAGCTTAACATCCCCAACCTGCAGTTCGGCAAGTTGGGGCATATTAAAATTTGGGTTAGTTCCTTGGAGTATAGATTGACTAGCTGCTGCTCTGCTAGTTTGTAGGTTTTGTAAAGTTGTGGTATACGCGCTTTCAAGCACTTGACGCTTTTGAGGGTCGCGCATCAACTCTTCCACTTTAGTCCAAGGAGAGGAGGTATCGCGCAACAGTTGGTCAACTTGTCTAGCGCGTGCTTGTGTAGCTTCTAGTACAATTCTGTTATATTTTTCAACATCTTGTTGAGCTTTCTGCACTTCAGCAGGAACACCAGAATTTAAGCCTTTTTGTATTGCTTGTACTGCTTGCTGTAATTCAGCAACGACACTTGTATTTAAAGACAAATTAGGGAGGGTATAGGCTTGCTGCACCCACCCAAGTCGTTCTTTTGCATCACCTTTACCAATACCTGCAATGACTGTTGCAAGTTGTGCTGACTCTTTGGCGAGTTCTTGTTTCTTTGCTTGGTCTGCAAGGTATTGTTTACCAGCGTTGCTAATAGCCTCTAGAGCAGGAACACCCTCAAATTGTTTGTCTAACTGTGCGCGTTCGACTCCAGATGAATTAAGATAACGTGCAGTAAGTGCATCAGCCATACCAGACTGCAACTGAAATGCTTTATCAGCTTGTAACTCATTACGTCGAGCGGCTTGCTGAAACTCCTGATTTTGCTTATAAGCGTCAACTTCTCGCTGGTGAACTTTAGCCAAATCTAGCACAGGTTCGTAAGCTGCTCTTACTGGTGGTGACAAAATAGCGAGTCGCGCCATATTAAGCGAAGCCAACTGTTCTGGGGGTAAGTCTCTATTTTGTTCAATAAACGCATTAGTGTCGTTAATTTCACGGAGGGTGTTCATAAACTGTGCGCCTAATTCACTGCTCTTAGAAGAAGATTTTCCAAGAACAGTCAAGAAAGCATTCGTCGCGTACAGAACTTCAGGCTTAGATAATTTACTCGACACTAAAGAATCAGTAAAGATTTTTGTAATGTTGTTAATTTTAGTTTGGCGTTCATTAGGGTCTTTTACTAGCTCTAAGTCTGCCAGTTGCGTGTCTAGATTAAGTACCTGAGTTTTAACAAAGACTTCAGTTTGTGAGTCTTTAATCTTGTCAGCTTCTTTTCGTAGCGCCGTAACAGACTGTTCTTGACTTTGTTGTACTGGGGAGTATAAACGGAGCAACTGTGTCTGCAATTGTGTAGCGTCTACTGTACCAGAATAACGCCTTGCCAGAGCCTCGACCTGCGCTTGGTACCCTATACCACCTTGGTCAGTTTTGTTGATAAGGTTAGGTGCATTGGCAGCAAGTTTGTTCGCTTCGAGGATGAACTCTTTCTCAGCAGCAGCCGCTTCTGCTTTTTTCTGCGCCTCAATATACCCCAACCCTACTTTAGCAATCTCGGTGATACCACCAACGATACCACCACTGGCTGGTTGTTGCGCCACTACTTTACGACCCGCCGCTTCTGCATCTGCATTGGCGGCGGTACTATTAATTCTCTGTGATTCGGCAACAGACTGACGAATACTATTAAAAGAATCGTTGGCGAGAGTAGGTACATCAAGCAGCTTTGCATCTTGCATTTGGGTGTTGACGGGCTGAACTTGAAAATCACTACCTATATACTTCATCCGAAATACCCTCCATCTTGTGTATATCTGTATGCGGGGTCGTATCGCGAGTCAGAAACTCTAAGTCCCACAGGTGCTTGGGGTTGAGGTGATTGCGCCACAGCATTATTAGCGCTGAGTGAATTGAATAAACTGATACCAGCACCAGCAATACTGCCGAGATTATCAAATATACTATAATTTCGATTACTCCGAGACACATCGGCGTTCTTGGCACTCGTTGCGCTTCTGATGTTTCCTTGTTGTGCATTTGCTAGATTCTCATTTCCTACAAGTTTTCTGTAAGCGGATAGTTGGTCAATCTGACTGCCGATACCCTGCATCTCTTGGGTGGTGCCAAAAAGCGAATCGTTTGCGTCAAATGCATTGCGCTGCATCGCGTCGCTGGCGTTCAGAGCGTTCTGTTGCGCTGCTTGTTGGTAAGCAGCATTCGTATCGCCAGTTTGTTTAGTGAGGTTACCAAACCCTTCCAACAACGCGCCGTACTGCTTTGCGTAATCTAACTGCACCGCTTGGCTACCTTCGGCACTCCTCATGGCATCGAATTGGTTGAGGAGTTGTGCAGTCTCGTCGTTTCGGTACATATCCGCCATCATTGGATTAAGTGCCGCCATAATTGCTGCGCGTTGAGTTACCGCGCTTCCAGCAAGCTTATCATATGGCACTCCTTGAATATCTATACCCCTAGCTTGTGCAGCTTGTGATAAAGAGTTTTGTTGTGCGTTAGTACGGTCAACTTCTCCTTTAGTGGCGGCTGTGTTAATCGCAGATTGTGCGCTACTTATTTGTGTGTTTTGTAATGCTCGTTGAGTACGTGCATCCATACGCTGTACTTCAGCAGCAGACAGACTTGCAGCCAGTTGTGCAAGTCGCTGTTGTGAGCCGAGTTCAAAATCAAGAAAGTTAGACTGACGTTGTGCTTCCACATCCATCAATCTAATACTTTCTTCGCGGTTATTCGCCTCAATCTGCATTGCGTTAGCAGCATTTTGTGCGCTTGCGGCGTTTGCACTTTGGATAGCACCACCTACGGCTGACACCACCCCAATAATTGGTGCAATCATTCCCATAAATTAAGTACTCCCTGATAAGTATCTCTTACCTTTAAGCTTAGTTTCTACATCAACGGCTGTGAGAGTGAATCCGTTAGCTGACTTATTCCACACGCACACTTGATGACTGTACCCTAACCCTTGTAATTGTTCTTTAAACACCCAATAGTCGTCATCAACATCTTCGACGTAATCCATCAACTCTTCCGCAGACACTTCATTACCTTTATGCTGAAGTATAAGCGTAACGTTGACATCGACTCCATTTTTGTACTTACCTACTAAATCGGCGTACTCTTGTGTGAGAAGATTAACGTCTGAGGCGACATATCTTTTAGTGTCTGTCCTGTCAATTACTACATAGACATGCTTTACACCTTTCATGCGCTGAAGTTGCATCACTCCTTTTTGCGCTGCATCTTGCACAGAAAGGGGTGTAATGTACCAAGTAGGGTAAGTATACCCTACTGTAATTTTTTCATTTGCCGCTACCGTGACCGTCATGGAACTAGTACCCCACCTAGATATTCAATGTCTGGAGCTATTGGAACCCTCTTCGGTAACCAAAGGCTAGATATGTGATATTGACTGTTGCCAACACCAAGAGAGAATTGTGCACCCACGGCAGCCGTCGCTCTGTATAAGCCATTCGGCTGAAGTGTGCCTGTGGTACTCCTATCGGCAGGATTACCTCCTACTAGAATCTGACCTTGTGTAGGGTCTGCTGTGTTAGCATATGCACCATTTAAGTTAGCGCCAAAGAACAATGACAACCGACTGAGTGGTATAGACGGTGTCTTAGACCACAACTCCACAGTGATAAATACAGTAGTTGCATTATCAGTGATGCCTGTGTCTATAATCGAACCGTCTACTTTAAAACTACCACTGGGAAGGGTGTTATCGCTAACGCCACTTATCATAGATATGGTGGTGATAGAGTCTGTAAAAGTGACTTCTTCTACAGCAGAAGAAACACCACTAGACACAAAAGCCGCATATCCTGGGGTGTCAGAGTAAGCTCTAGAAAATACTGTAGCGTTTGTGTATGTTACAGTAAATGACAAGAAAGCGCGGACATCACTAGCTAATGATTCGGCATCCCTAGGGAGGTATATATCAGGCAAACCGATGTCTGGATTAGTGTTATCGTTAGCACCACCTCCTCCTGTGTCGCCATTGTAAGGCGCGCGCGTACAAATGTTACTTGCAGAGACAAGACCTAGCGTAGCTCCGTTCATCGGAAACGCTTCGTTATCTTTGAACAGTACTGCACCATTAAATGTGTCTACTAACCTGTAGAAGAAGCGTAACGTTCCTGCAACAGGATTAATAACTTGAATTCTGTTGTCAGGCAGCTTAATCCAATCTGTACCAAACTCAATACGTGTACCGTTTTGTAATACGTGTATGTCTTGCTCAGTCGTCATTGGAGTCATGACAATAGGAACATCGTAGACGCTTACTCCAGTATAGGATGGTATAGATGCAGAACAAGGTTGAACGTACACCTCACCAGATGTAAACTCTTTAGCAAAATCTATATACTTTTCAAATTCTGTTTTTATGATTTGAAAGTCGCATAAGTTTTTGCAACACATTAGCATGGAGTCAGACCAGACAACAAATGCGGTAATGTCCCAAGGCAGCACAGAACGATACTCACTCCATACGCGCGCATCAGTGAAAAAGATAAACAACCTTCCACTGTCGTATACGTACACCTTGTTGTTAAAAGAGTCATACTTCAGTACAGCGTTATCTGTGAACTCTTGGAAGATATTACGGAGGGGTACGCTTATTTCACTGGCGCGGTACTCGTTTTGCAGCACCACTCCCATATCGTACACACCACCGTCTGATACAAAATATAAGGTGTTCTCTGTAACGTCAACACTACTTCTACCAACACACCCTACATTAGCTGTAAGTGTCAAGTTAGGAACGTTGGCGCTAAATAAGTTATTTGAGTCTAGTGTCGTTTTAAATGTGCTAGAGCGTGTAAACACAAATAGGTACTGTTGCCACTGTCGCAAAGCGCGAACAGTATCAGACTGCGGAAATGGTACTCTAATAGAGAAAGGGTCTAGCGTAGGATTGGACAGGTCGTCTGTGATTTGAAAGTACCGATATGGTTGGTCTTTCACCAACTTATCGTACACACCACTCACAATGACTAGTGCGCCTATACCACCTAAGCATAATCTACTCTGGTAAAGAGCGCCAAATGTCGGAAACACTCCTGCGTCGTAATCGGCATAATCACCAAACCCGTAAGCTGGTACATATGAGCCGTTGTTAAATGCGTATTTTGTATTTACTGCCGCACTACCGCACCACTTCGTTTCAGTGTTGACGAGCGTAATAAAAGTATCTTTAGGCACTCCTATTGGCGTCTCTGCTGTAAAGCTGACAAACTTTTGCTTAAGCGCAGTCAACGTGTACGGCGTAAGAGATTCACTAGTGTGGGTGTAGTACGACGGAGACGTACCTGATGCTGCAAGTGTGGTATTTCGCGTTGCTAGCTGCTCACCAACAAACACGTTTAAGTTTGAGTTTAATACTCCAGTGTCTTTATTGAAGCGTAACTGTCGCAACCTTACAAATGACACAGCATCGTACGCCACTCTTTCAACTGTAGTCGTAAGTCCTTCTGCAATCAGTTGGTGAGTACCACCATCTAGGTACATAAACACATCACCAGTCAATCCTGTGTAGTTAGGTACAAGTGTGGTAAGCGCCGCATCCGTGTAGATTTTTACAGCACCTGCTGTCAGCACTCTTACATAGAATACGTTTGTGCTGTTGATAGTTCCAGGGAGTGTACCGTTAGCAGTACGAAATCTGACAGGGTCACTGTCAAATAGATTATGCTGTGCGATAAGAAGAGTGTCACCAGACACGTTTGTGCTGTTGAAAAACAACTCAACGCGGTTGACGAACAACACCTTCTTACGAAGATTTAAATCGAAATATAGTTCTACTGCATTCGCCGTAAGTGACTTTGCGTAGTAAGTACTGTTTTCACTGGTGGGTATAGGAGGAGTACCTGTACTAGTGACTCTGACAGGCTGCCCACTGGAAAAGCCGTGTGCTGTAATTGCAATAAAATTACTGCCGTAATCTACAGCAACGTCGGTAAACGATTTACTATTACGCGCACCTAATGTAACAATCGTTGTAAGAGCAGCGTCAGTGTACAGTTCGATTATGTCGTCAGTTATATATTTGACATAATAAAACGTACCATCAACCGTACCTACTGGAACATCTCCTTCTGTGTTACGCAAAGAAATGATGTCAAAACTCTTAAGTTTATGCTTAAGTATTTTAATCTGGTTTCCTGTTATGTCTCTATCCGTAAATGTGCGTTCATTCACGTTGGTGATGTCGCCAAAAGTTACGTAGAACTTTGAAGGATTAGTAAAAGATTTGGGGGAGGGTGTATAGCTAGAGCCATCAGAGAATGAGTAATCAAGCGATATTTGCGGCTGATTGTCAGATTTTAAAACGAACGTTTCTCCGTAAGTGTCAGAACGGTATGCAAATACTCCAAAGTTTACGCTATTTTCAATTTCGTCTGTAACAATGGAGTTGGGTATCTGTACGTGCTTATCTTCGTCTGACGCGCCGAATCGTGACACCCTCTGGTAGAAGCTATCACCATACCAAATTAATGACTCAGCCCACCACTGCCAAGAGAACGTACATACATAAACAACGTCACCTACAGCTAACGTAAGACTTGATAAAGTCAGCACCCCTCCTGAGTAAGCTTTAAATGCAGTTACTTTTGAGCCGTTAACAAACACGACAGTATCTACATACGTGTTAACCCATTCTGTACCTACGTTTAAAGCAATGCTAGTTCCAGCAGCAGTGACTACTTGGCGCAGTTCTTGAAACGTTACTTGGATTGGTGCATGTTTTTCACACAGTAACAAAGTAACGTTGTTATCAAGTGGTATGTTAAAAGGACTCAGACTTACGTCTCTGAACACATTTGCCTTTGACCATACTACAGTAGCCGCGCCGTCTTCTAAATCGAGCACCCTCAAATTTAAATCGTATTTGCTCACGATAAACTCGTGACCTAACTGTGTCACAAACTTGTCGGCAAATACTGGATTTAGAGTAGCGCTGTCTTTAAAAATAGAAAGTGTGCCTTTGCGCTTCTTTACACTCCCACTGATGTCAAAGTCAACATTCAGTAACGACGGTGAGTCATCTTCTGGTAAAGCCAGAGAACCACTGAGGGTGTTTAATCCGCCAAATTTTGTTCTCATCTACCACCTCTAAACATGTTAGGACGTGCGCGACTAATACGCTGGTCTTTTTGAATAGCTTTCGCCAATCTGGTTCTATACTCCCCAAGGAATGTATTATGGCTGTCAATATCATCAAGCATCTGTAGGCACAACTTTGCAGACATAAGCTGCTCCATAAGACTGACGAAGTTATCAGTGATGGGTATGAGTGCAGTACCGTTATATGCTGGCAGACTTAAGTCAGCAGTATATGCAATTCGTATAAGCGCTTTGTCTGCCGTACTTGGCAATGCGTAAAAATCAATATGAGTGTTGTCTTTTAGGAAGTACAGATTTACTACACCCACCACTGTTTGGTCATAAGTGAGTATTTCATTTTCAAACACAGACACTAGACGACGCGTTCCTAAGAACACATCCTCGACGGAGCGATACTGTGGCACAAGTGCGCGATTACCAACCCACGAAATTGGGCTACCTACAGTACGTAAAAAGCTCCAGCCACATTCGTGGATGAAGCTATTGAAACAGTCTTTGAATATTTTATAAACGCGGCGCTGTGCAGCAGTTGTAATAGTTGCTGTCATGTAGTCGCGCTCACCTATTGAGAGAAGAGAGTTGTTAATAAACTCTAATTGTGTAGTAGTCACAGCTTTTTACTATTGAATTTGTTCTTTATCTTTGAAGAAAAATACCCTCCTATGGATTGCGCTTTTCTAAAAGAACGTGCAACAGAAGGTGGTACATCACTGTAGCTGTACGCCGCACCAGTTTTAAACTCGACCTCCAATGTCTTGGAAGCCGAGTCATAACCGATAGCTGCAATGTTACTTGACTTAACAGGCAGTCTGTCCATCAATACATTTCCACAAGTCCATAAGGTGGGTTGTCAGACAGCTTAGCTGTTACATCTACAGACATACGCACAGCTTCCAAAAGGTATTGGTATTGCTTATCTTCTTGAATATGCAAGAGCAGTTTGTCTTGCAAAGCAGAGGTCACCTTCCTCTGCTTTTCAGCCAGTTCTTCATTAGTCATTAGATTGCAGTATGAACGAGTACACAATGGTCGGGGCGGTAAACGCGACAGCCGTAAACGTGAGTATTCACGATTGCGTCGCCTTGCAGCAAGTTTTCACGACTCATCTCGGACTTGGGCATCTTCTGCATACCGAGACGCGCCCAACCTTGCTGCACCAACATGCAAGTAACAAATGGGTTCGCTACTTCAGAACCAGTCGTGCCGCGAGGAAGACCGCCGCTGACAAGACCAACTGGGGTGTCTTGAGTAGGCATGTAAGGAGAGCCGACAACACCAGGAGTCGGTTGACCTGTCGCACCATACCCGTTAACGTAACCTGTCAAACTGTTAGCAGTAATTTGAGTGGTGCTAATTACGGGAATGCCGTACAAGCTGCCAATAATACCATTACTAACAGGAGCGCCGTTAACGAAATCTGCACTAACAAACTTGGTGATACCGAGTAAGTCAGTGTACTGACCTTCAGACACAATCCAATAACGACCTTTCTTTGGCGCTTTTGCTTCGTTAAGTAATTGCAAACCAGTTAAGATTGCAGCGTCATTAAGTGCAGCAGGAGTGCCACTGATTAAACCGTTACTAGAAACAACAATCTGCTGTGTAAGAGGAATAGATGCGCGAAGACCGAGTAGCGAGTTGTCCACATCAACAGCAAGCGCATAAGCGGCTTCTTCGATGTAAGGTACACGAAGAGAGTATGCGCTCTGTAAATCGAGAATGTCTTCAACAAGGAAAGAAGCTTCTTTGTACTTGTCTACTTTCAATTCCCAAATTTCGTCCTGAAACGCTTGTAGACGAACAGCGGTTTCAGCCAACTTGTCATAAACACCCATTCGACGAATAAGAGGATATTTGAGGGTGTCTCCCTTTTTGCCGATAAATGAGGTGAACTCGACTGCTTGCTTGAGAACCAGATTTGCATCCAGTTCTCTTTTCATCTCGCTCTGCCACATCTTCGGAATGAAGTTGGGGTTGGCAGCAACGTTCATGCTGCTGCCATTATAAGGTGCTGGCAATGCCATATGTTAATACTCCACTAAACCTTTTTGGTATGCTTCGGTAATTTTGTCTGCTTTAGCGGCGTACTCTTCTTTGCTCATCGCTTCAATCTGCGACTGTGTGAAGACATACCTACGACCACTTGGGTTTTTACCAGACTTCGATGTCTGTGTCTTAGTAGACGGAGACTTGGCTTGAATACTGCGCCAAATTAAATCCGCACCTGTAGGGGTATCGTAAAGCTTTTGCTGTTCTTTAGACATTCTGTCAAAGTACGGTTTGATTTGCTCGAGGCGTTTAAGCGACTCTTCGCGAGGTACTCCCCAGAGTTTATCAACTTCAGAGCGTACGGCTTCAATCTGTTGCGCCTGTTGTGACGCTTTAATAAAGGCGATACCACTCTTGAGTCCTTCTGCGCCGATTTCTTTTACGAGAGATTTAATTTCAAATAAAGTTTCACCAAAGTCCTTGATAGGCATACCAGTGGCTTTCTCAAAGTACTTTGCAAACTTCTCATCAAGCACCATCTCTTCATCTTTTTCAGGAAGTTCAAGGTCTGGTTCAATAGGTGGTTCGTCTTCCAGAGAAGGTAAGTCAATTAAGTCTTCGTCTTCTTTTTTCTGTTCTGCAGGGAGGGTGTCATCTTCATCATCACTTTCGACAATCGGTTCAGGAACTTCGTACTCATCTTCGTCAATAAAGACTTCTACGCCTTCACTGTTGAGGAAGGTCGATGCCCGTTCCGACACTCGCGTTAAACCCTGCGTCGGCGACGACTGGGCTGGTTGGTTCGATGCTTGTGCTTGGTCTGCCATAAGAATCCTTTAACATGTTTACTAATTGGTTTCCGCCATCAACTTGCATTTGCTGATTGATAGCGTTTGCGCCGCTTTGTCCGCCAATCTGAGTTATCGGGTCAACGGCTGGTTCTTTTTCTCTGACCAAAAATTCTTCTGGGTCGTCGAATGGAAGGTTACGCATCAATCGTCGTAGTACAGCAGCTTTGTCGATGAGTTTCGCCATCTCTGGGTCTTGATTTACTGCCGCCAAGAAGTCATAAATGTCTTGCAACTTCTTACGATTCTCGATGATATGCTCACTGCCTTTTGCTTCAATACGCAAAACTTGCATGTCGGCTGGAGTAACTTCGGCGTAGTCGTACTGACCTGCTTTTGCACCTGCGTAGCGTACAATGCTTTTTGTGCTTTTGTACTGCTTGTAAATCTTGATGATTTTATCAAGTGCGCGTGTCAGTCCGCGCTTCTCTAAACGGCGATGTACACCACTTAAACGGTTGCCGCCAGCTTCGCGAATAGCTGCAATTTCAGCAGCAGTGACACGTTCACCGTTGCGCGACGCTCCTGCACCAACAAGTGGTCCAGTCCCACTGTTTTTATCAATTGCACTCTCAACGTAATTTGCTTCTTGGTAAGAAATGCCGATATTGAATTGCGCGGGAGGCATCGGGCGTACGTCGTCATGTTCGTCAACTTCTAGCACCTTTCCTGGTTCTGCGTATACGTCGACAGAATCAAGTGAAGACGATGATTTCTTCGTCCACATCGGATTGACAGTCAATTCTACACCATCCAAACGCTGATTCTCGAGAATGTTAAGAACATGAATAAGACCTAAAGACGATTGTAATGCGCCAATACCATAGACAGTATCAAGTACAGGTATATAGCTGCAAAACACCATGGGTATCCCACACTCGTATTTATTCTCTTCGACGCGAAGAAGAACACCATCAGCAAACGTGACAACAACATTTTTATACTCCTCTCCGTCGACGCAAATCTTGCCCCAGTACTCGTACACTTCGCAAATGTCGTTGTTGTCTTTGTTAGGGCGTAAACCCTGAAATTGTTGCACACGCTCATACTCTTTAATGGCGCGTACACCTGCTATCTGGTCGACGACAAGTTCATCGCAGAGGTCATAACACCCTTTTGCAATCTCGTCGCGCAACTCGGCGCGAGACATATACACCCTCCTAACAAAGTCTGTTTTCATTGGGTCACGACCGCTGCCGCGCACCCAACAATCAAACATGTTAACAAGCTGTAAGTCTACGCTGTCAGTGTCCTCATCCCATGGAAAGAACAGACAACTGTTTCCAGTGATAATAAACTGTCGCACAAACTCATCCATGATGATTTCAAATTCAATGTCTTTGAGTTCATCGCGGATAAATTTACGTAACACGCGCACACCATTTATATCAGAAGGACGACGCGGTGACGCATCAAACCAGTTATCATTAGGGAACAATGCCCCGAGGAGGTACGCATGGATAGTTTCGACAACTTCAAAAGCTTTACCTCTGTCAATGTGGTGTCTCCACTCTGTGCCAACATTACCAACAGTATCTATCTGCTTGGCGCGAAGTTCAGACTGTGCTTTTGATGACGCAATATACTGCGCGTAAGTCTCTACCCATGTTTCTTCGATATCTTTGCGACAACTCTGCATCTCTGCAAGAGTGTACGTCACATATTCGAGTATCTTTGTCTTTACATCATGCTCTTCTACAGAGAGCCCCCGTATCGACGATTTATTTTCAGATGGCGACATCTATCTTTATCTCCTTTTGTTCTCTGTCTGGTGGGTGTAGAAAGATGTACAATTGCCGATATTGCATCTAAACAATCGTCTTGCTTCCCTTCTGGATGTTGGCGCAATTCTTTAGTGAGAGGAGTGTTATTTACAATCCACGCAAACGTAAAAAATTTGTTCAGTTTAATGACAGGTTGAAGCGCATTTGTGATGCGCGTTTTCTTGTCACCAGTTTCGTGAACAGGTTTAACAACAATATTACGATTGTATGTTGTACGCTCACGCGCAATTGCGTGAGGTAGCAATTCGCCTACGCCACGAATAAGCACGTTACACATGACGATACCAAAGCGTTCACATTGCTCATATATCAACTTTACAGTTTCAGAAGTGAGTGTCCTCTGCGCGTACAAATACACGATATAGACATTCATTAAATCGTCTTGTCCACCAATAGCAATAGCAGTGTTGTCTACGCGTCCTGCTTTTTTACCCGACGAGGGGTCAACAGACATGTACAGACGTATTCTTTTTTGCACCCCTCCTGAGTTTATTGTAGCGTAGCCGTCGCCGCTGAAATGTACTCCTGCTGGCGGCAACATATTAAGCATACCCTCATCAAGGATTACCTCATCGTCTGATATATGACGCAACAAATATTGCGCGAAGAACTTCTTGCGCGACATACGACCCATAAGAGATTCAATATATGCATCGTTGAACTTCTCTGGATAAGTATACCCATCCTCGTTGTCAACGCCGTTCGCATAAATGTTTGCCTCAAATGTGCAGAATTTCAATGTCGCCGCATTCTGCTCAATGAACGAGTAGTAATCCCAAGGATAGTAGGGAGTGCCAATAACATACATTGAGTTGCCAAGCCATTCACCAAAAGAAGGTGTGATTTGGTCATAAATTGGCGGGTCAAGAACACTAAACGCGTCCATCGCCCAGTCTTTAATTTTGTCCGCTTTATCTTCGCTATCGCTATTCTGGAAGTCTACCGCGTCGTCGTTGATGATTAAGTCGTAATGTTCACCAGTGTTAGTGCTTAAAACAGAACCTGCAACGAGCGTAGGTTCTTTCAACTTCTTCGGGCGTATGACTTGGATAGCTTCACGTGACCAAATGATTTTCTTGTCTTCAGCTTCTGTGTCGTTGTCACCAGACATTGCACGACGACGACGTGAGTGGGCATCTAGGGAGGGTATCATATTTCCCGCGATGTGTTCGCGAACATTCCACACCCTCTCTTGGAGTTCAGCATTCTCAAAGTATTGGCGCACTTCGCGCACAAATGAGCGCGACAAATCTTTGGTGTTGGTAGAGTATAAGATGCGAATGTTTGGATTACGATAAATGCGCCAAAGAATATAAAGGATGAGCAACGTGGACTTTAAATGCCCACGTGACACCTTCATAAACTTTGACGCGTACATGTAATCATCAAGTTGTGGTGAACAAAACTCATCCATCATTTCAAAATGGATTTGAGAAAAGTTGCGTGACCCACCACGGTAATCTAAAGCGTCACACAACTCCCAAGGGTCGTGCAGTATACTCATACGGACAATGGCTCGGCAGGCAATGGCACATTGCCATCAGCTAGCCATTGCTCATATGCTTGCCAATCGCCATTAGGAGCATTAGGAATTACCGCGCCATCGGATAGGCGGATAATTTGGTCAGGATTTGAGGTGAGTTGGTACATATATGCTTAGGAGATATGGGCGGAGCAAGACGCAGAAACAGTCCAAGAAGTGTTGGTAAAGTTTGTACCTACCACAGGGACAGAGAACCCTTCTGAGGTAACTTGAGGAGTCCCAAATGAGGTGACATTGGAAGCATTTGTATAGGTTGGCGCAATCACAGGAATACCAAACATTGTTACTTTAAACGGGTAGGTATAGGTCACGCCAAACCCTCCAGCACTTGGGCAGGGAAATCTAGAGTTTGTAGCGGGCAGAGCATAAAAGTACCTTTGGCATTTTGATAATTCACTAGAAAAGTCACCGCAATTAAAATCAGTGGCAACGTTTCCCTCTTCTAACTGCAATCTTGCAACTACCCAAGTTCCTGATATCTGCGCTCCTACGCGAAGTCTTACCTCTAAACCTCTAGATGCTAAATCAGGCAGTGCAAAAGTAGCGCTGTAGCGAGTAAGTGTACTGTTTACAGTAAATGTACCGCTAGCAATCAGTGTTTGGGTTGGAGTGGCGATAGTACCGTGTACATCGTCGCTAGTAGTTGGGCGAAATACCTCCCAAATTACCGAAGTTAATAATGAATTAGAAATCTCGCAAGAGAAAGTTACTGTTTTGTTCTTAATGCGATTCGTATCTATGCTCTCTAGCCTTTGGAGAAGATAAATTGCTGTAGTAGAAGCGGCTCCTGTAAAGGTCACACTCTCGCCAACTGCACTAAACGCATAGGCAGGAGTACCACCAGCAGCAGCAATACACCATTCTGTTTCGCCTTGGTAGCCAAGCGATGCTGTTGGTAGCGCTAAAGAGTTAGCAAGTGTGCCTGATGCAGCGCCTTGGATTACTGCGAAGTTAGGATTCTTAAAGTAGTTTGGACTAAAACTTTTAGAAGGGTTTGTTAGAATAGTGCGCATTATGTACCCTCCTCTATCCGCATGAATCCAGTAGCCGTAACCCAAACAGCCGTAACTACACCGTTGTAATCGTCAAAGTATAAAGTACCTTGCGGCTGCATCACATAACATGATGAAGCGGACACAGTAGCACCTTTAGCTACATACGCGATAGATGTACTGTCATTTCTCAAAAACACCCACTTACGGCTTGTGTTAGCGTTACAAATAACAGTACCAGTTGTCGCCGCTGCAATGTTGTTAGTTGGTGCAGCCGTAGCAAGAGCACCTTGCGCCAGAAGCGCTGTCTGGTTTGCAGCACTTGCGTCGCCGCCCCCGACGTTGCGAACTGTCTGCGCTTTTTCTGGGTCTAGTCTGTCCACTCTATTTAAATTATAGAGCGTTTGCGCGTCTGACATTTATTACACCCTCCTCTGGGTTGTGTGTATGAAGTGGCGACAGCCGCGACCGCCGCCACATTGAATTATAAAGCAATAACATCAGTGAGTTCGACACGCCAACGAACAACTCTCGCCGCCGTACCTGTTACCGTTACAGTAATTGCGTCGAGCGTGTTGTTATACGCAATAGCAAGACCTGCCGAGCCAACGAAGTAGTTGATGAACGGGTTAGCGTCAGTCGCCGCCGCATCCCATTCAAGAGTCGCGCCGCTAGCCGCAACAGTACCCGCCAAATTGGTGGTGCTAATTGCAAATCGTCCGCTACACAGTACTGCGTTGTCTGTATCATTATATGCGACAAACAAACCTTGACCGACAATAACGCTGTTGTTAGGGATTAGTAATCGACCGCCGCTTGCGGGATTGTCCTTAGAGCGCAAGAACAATTCAGTGGCGACGTTATCGGTGGTAGTACCCTCCCAAACCAGCTTCTGCTCGTAACCAAACTTGAGCGCCTCGCCCGTCTGCGAACCGCTGCTGTCTGCAATTTTAGCCATATATACTCCGTGCTCGTGTGAGCGAACTAATTAAATTTGTCCTTTCCGCAGATGACGTAGCGGACGTCTTCTTCTGCTTTTCGTTCGCGGTGTTAGCCGCATTCGCCGTCAGCGCCGACTGCTGTTGCTGCATTGAGCCAAACAACGACGCATCATTCTGCGCCGCCAAATCGGTCGACCGCTTAACGAGTGTGTCGCGCCGACTTGCGTTGTCCGCTATTTGCGCTTCGCGCTGCGCCGCTTCCAGTTGCCGCGTCTGCGCCGCCTGTTGCAATTCCAACTGTCTCTGTTGCAGACTCATCTGCTGCGCCTGACTCTCCCGCTGGAGCGCCGTCGTCACGTTGAATTGCTGCTGTCTCTGGTCGAGCTCCTGCTGGCTCGGACCACTCACTACTGGTGCTGGCGCTCCGCCCATTATCCTTATCCTCCAAAGTGGGGTGTCGTGTACGTCCGTAAATGTGTCCTTGCTTCGCCTTACGCAAATACATGCGCCTGTCGTCGGGGTTGAACTCGGGCTCTTCCGCCGCCTCTTCTTGCGCCGCCTGTTTGCTAACGATACTCCTATAAAGTTGTTGCGCGTCGCTGCTCATTTATACCCTCCTAATAGGTGTGCCGATGTCGTAGTTTGCCGCCATTAGGCGCAGAGGTCGTATAATATAAAGACACTAAGTCTAAAATATATGGGGAGGCTTATATAAGGAGTAAGAGTAATAATAAGACACCAACACAACAGACAGGCGCGCAACTACAGAGGAGGTGTAAGAAGTTAACGTTAATGGTGGTGTAGAATTTTATCACATAAATTTTTAGATTACTTAATACACATACACATACACACAAATACCCCCTATAGACTTCAACAACACCACAACAGAGCGCCTCACTCAGACAATCTTCAGCTATGCGGCGCTAACATGAGGAGGGTATGAAATATATGTGGGCGAAACGTCACAACACAGACAGAGTTGTGATAGTGTGTGTTGGGTTGAATAATTTACCCAGATATCTAAACCACACAACCCAGATATATAAATCACACACACACACGTATAACCAACACACCACACAACAACACCAACACAACCAGACAAACCCACAACCCTTACGGTGTAAGACTAAGAGGGCGCGACTAC